AAGACCTTTACGTGGAGTGAAGGTATCAGGATCGTACACCAAAGGAGTCATAATCATAGGAATGTAAGGAGCAAATACAGCACCAGTTTCCAAGAATTGTGAACCTTTGTAACCCATCAAGATTACGTTTTCAGTCATGTAAGGGTTCTTGTAAACCTTGTAACGACCATTAACTGAACCTACTTTTTGTACACCGAAAGCATACTCCATTTGTTCAGCTTCACCGTTTGAAGTAGAAGCGAAACCAGGGATAGATTCTAACACAGTAGCAACTGTAGGAGAAGTAACCAAGAAGTTAGCACCACCACGCAAAGTTAATTGGTGAATTTTGTTGCTTAACTTTTGGATCTTAGTTCCTAAAGTTTGGAACCACTGACCTTGAGTGTTGTAGTAACCAGAAGCTAAAGTAGAAGGAGCAGCAGCACCAGGAGTAATCACGGTGTTGTTAATAGCACTCCAGTACTCAGTACCAGCAGCAGCATCTTCGATTAACATATCCAAGATTTCCAAGTCAATTTCCATTGAAATGTACTCGCTCATGATGTTAGTCAATTCAGCTTCAGCATCAATGTTCTGGTAAGCAGCCAAATCTTGGGCAAATTCAGGAGTCCATACAGCTTTCAACTTACGAGTTTTAGCAGTGATGGCTTGAGATTGCATCTTAACGTTGATCTCAGGGATAACGATTTGAGTAGCAGATTGAGCGTTAGGAACAGCGTAAGAAGAAGATTCTTCGAAATCACCTCTGTATTGGTCAGTAGTAGCTTTAGTGTAAGTTACAGTTGAGTTTGCAGAAGTTGCAGTACCGTTAGTTTCAGCAGTTGAACCAGTCAAGAAGAAAGCGATAGTGTTAGCAGTGTAGTTGTAAGTAGTAAACTGAGGTAAAGCTCTACCTACTGTGAACGTTGAACCTGAAGTTAAGGCGAAACCTCTTGTTGAATCAGCATCAAAGAATGGTAAAGTAGTAGTAGCAGAAGCAACTGTGAATTTCTTAATAGTACCAGCAGCGATAGAAGCTGATAATTCAGAATCAAAGTTTACTTCAGCCCAAGAAGCTGTAGCTACAGTAGCAGATACTACAGAAGCAGTAGTGTTCTGTGAGTAAGTAAATTTGTTAGCAGGATTGTAAAAACCACCTGAAGCAGCAGGAGTAGCAAATGGGAATTGACCAGAAGCGTTTCTGTCACCATATAATGATCCGTTTGCTCCGAAAGGAGTCTTAGAGTTACCATATTGGAAATCCAAGAAGAATACAAGACCTGAAGGCATGTTCATAGGTTGAACTGAAACGAATTCTTTCGCTACGATAGTTCCGAATACCTTACGAACCAAAGGTAAAGCGATACCAGCCCAGTTTTCACCTTGGGTACCGTTAGTGAAGTAAGAGTTAGTAGAAATTTGGTTGGCTTCTGTTACTAACTGTTTAGCTTGGTTTTCTAACAAGATTGACATATTGTTTTTATCAGTCTCGCCCAAACCTTCCAATAAGCCAGTTTTGGTCCATTTGTTGGCCAATTTGGCTGCGTCGCTTTGCAAGCTCTTCCAAGAACCTGCAGCGCTCTCTAATAATTGTTGTACGTTTGACATTTTTGTTTTGTTTTTTTTTTAAATTATTTAATACCGGCTAATTTTTGCCATCTTGTAACCTGTTCAGTAGCTTCCATAATAGGTTTCTTTTCAGAAACACCGGCTGGTTTAGAAGCACTACCTTTAATTAACGATTCATTCATTGGCTTTTTAGCATTAGCTGTTAAACCAGATGATAATGTTTCGAAAACTAATTTAGCTTCTTTAACGCTAGCGGCTTTATCGAAAGCTTCTAACACTTTAACTTTTTGTGATTCGGTTAAGGTTTTAGCTTTGAAAATTTTGTTAGTGTAAAGTAATTTAGCATTAAATAAGTTAACCTCTTGAAGTTCAGTTTTGATAGAAGAAACAGTTTCTAAAGCTTCTTTTAATTCTTTTTCAGCTTTTTCTTTAGCTGCTTTAGCTTCTTCTACTTCTTTTTTCATTTTCTTCATTTCGGCCATCATTTCAGCACCCATTTCCATTTCACCTTCTTCACCTTCTTCTTCCTCTTCTTCTTCACCTTCTCCGCCTTCCATTTCACCTTCTAGTTCCCCAGCGGCTACCATGTCGGCGATTACTGATTCAATGAAATTTTTAAGGTCGTCTTCAGACATGTTTTCAAGATCAATTTCTTCATCTGTTTCTTCGTCTGTTTCTTCAGCTTCTTCAATTTCTTCAACTGTTTCAGCTTCTGCTATGGTTTCATTTTCTTCCATAGTGTCATCGTTACCTTCTTCTAATTCATCTAATTCTTTTAAAAGTGCATCTAAGTCCATTTCATCAACGTTTTCAGCTTCTTCCATTTTTTCATTGTCCATAGCTTCTTCTGTTGTGTCGTAATTTTCCTCAATGTCCTTTTCTTTCATTTCGGTCATCTCTTCTTTAACTTCATCCTCTTCTTCCATTTCAGAAAGCTTTGCAGCTAACTTTTCTTTCAAGTAGGGGGTAAAAGCTTCTTCAAGAGCGGCCTTTGCATTGGCGATGGCAGTTTCCTTAACTGCTTTAGCATCGGCAATGGCTTCTTTTAATAAGTCTCTGTTTGCCATTTTGTTGTTTGTCCTCAAATAATTTTTGTTGGAAGTACGCTTATTATAGATTGCTCGAAGCGTAATAGATATTTTAAATCTAAATGCTATATAGAAATAGCATATTTACGAATATACATATATGGGGATTTTTTAAAGTCGAAAAATATGAAACCCTCCTTTTTAGGGGAGGGTCGGTCCAAGGATGCTATCCAAGGAGAGGTTAAAATATTGGGCAGGTGCCTTGGGCACAAAGTATTTCTGTTAATATAGAATTAACTTTTGTATAGTCTGTTGTTGCTTTTTCCATTCCTTCTTTTACTAACTGCATATATGAGCCTGGATTTGAAGGAGTAGAAACAAAGTCCCAGCACAATAGTTCGAAATCATCTTGTACTTCTAATGTGCCTTCACTCATTTGTTTTAATGAACCCATACCACGAGAAGATACACCTACTTGAACATTATTATCAATAAGAGCTTTTAGGATGTTACCAGATACTGTAGGTAAAATTTCTAATTTACCCATTACTTTATCTCCGTCCCACCAAACTTCTCTAATAATATGAGATACATTTTTTAATGATATGATAGAGGATTCAGGGTGATCTAATTCACCTGTGGCTCTATTTTCTTGAACTATTTGACTGTATTTTTCAATCTCACGTTCCCATAATTCTTTAGGATAATATCTACCATTACCGTTTTTTACTTCAGCAGTAGCTAAAATACCTTCAACTAAAGGATTACCGGAAGGTGCTTTTAAACCTTCATGTAATTGGGTGCGAGACACATTAAACGGTATAGTTTCAATTAAAACCTGTTTCATTATTAAAGTTCGTTAAGATTGTAATTATCAGATTCGGTTGTAGTTGATACTTCATCAATAACTTCTTCTTTAGCTTTGCCGGTCATTTTTTCATATATTTTTTCGGTTTTAGCTTTATATTTTTCTAGTTCCTTAATTTCTTTATTAAGAATTTTAATCATTGATTTATCAATCATTTCAGCTAAATCTTCTGATTCGGCTAATGCTAATTTTGATTTACGTTTTTCAATAGCTTCATCAATAGCGTTTAATTTAGCTTCTAAAGCTACAGTAGCACTTGTTTTTTCTACTTCTTTAATATGATCAGATACTGAAGGACGTTTTGCTTCATTTAAATCACCATATCCGCTTGATTTGTGTTTACCTTTAGGCTCTTTAGAAGATTCTTGTTGAGTGTATCCAATTCCTTTAACACCAAATGAAGATTCTTTATGATAGTAGTTAACATCTTTAGCCATATTTTTAGCTACAATATCTTTTAACTCATCAACAGTTTTACCTTCATTTTTAGGATCTTTTGCTTCAGTATAGTAACCCATTAAAAAGGTTTGACCATAAAGATTGTCAATATTTTTTTTATCTGTGTAGTCAAAATTCTTAGTTTCAAGATCAACTAATTCTTTTTCCATTTCTTTGTTATCAGCTTTTATATTAGCTTCAAAGATTTTAAACCAGTTTTTCTTTTCAACGTGTTTTACTTCTTCCGATAAAATGCTTCTGCTTTTTAAAATATTAACAGCTGTATTATAATCAGTTAAAGGAGCTACTAATTCAGGGAATACACGACGGGCACTTTTCAAAAAGTCGTCTTTGTTTCCTTTACCCTCTTTAATTAGGATATATTGTTGTTGTAATGTTTTTTCCATTTGTTATAAATATTAATAATAAAATAATACTGCTCCTGATGATAAAGAGGCACTAGTTACTATAAGAGGAACAGTAGTACCTGCAGGAATAATCCAGTTTGTTGTTGCTAAACTATTATTGTTAGCATCTTTTAATCCTGTAAAAGTTGCTGATCCTGATACTACAGTAAAGCCACCAAAGCTTCCTGTTATTGAGGTTGTTGATACTATGCCTGTTGAGTTTGCTGGTATATTTGCCATTTTATTCTGGTTGTTTAAATAGTTCTATAATGTCTTGTAAATATTCTTCAGCTAAATCAGTACCATAAATAACAGCAAAACTTGGGTTTTGACTATATTTTTTAATGGTTTCTTTTTTTGCTTGTTGAAGCATAGGTACTAATTGGTTTAATTGTCTTTCTAAAGTATCAAAAGCTTCAACTCTTTTTGAAATCCATTCAACCATTGCTGGGTTGGTAATGTTTTGGTCTTTAACTAATTGGTTAACATCAAACTCTACTTCTTGAAGATTTTTTTTAGGTGCTAATTTGTATTTGTATTTACCAAAAGCATATTTAGTAGCATAGTTTTCACCTGATGTTCCTGATGTAAAACTAGCTCCTGTACCTGTGGTAGATATTTCATCTAATTTATCCTTAATAGCAGCATATTGATCTGGGTAGTATTTACGTAAATGAGTTCTGAAGCTATTAAATACTTGTTTTAAACCATCATTTAATTTTACTACTACAGCATCGTCTTTTCCACCAGGTGATTTTACTAAATCAGATAAAGCTGTAGAAGCATTATATAATTTTTCTAATGAATCTGTAAAACTAGCTAGTTTAATAACTTTACTATCAACAGATCCGGTTTCGGGATCTACACTAATAGTTTTAAAATAAGTTTTTAAGTCAGCAGAAAAAAAATCATTTTTCATATCTACAGGACCGTAAGTTTTTTCAATACGTTGAATTAACGTAGGATCTACTTCTGTAGCTTTAAGAGTTTCTTTTGCCTCTGCTATTTTATACTTAAAATTACCCATGTATTTTAGTTAATTCCTCTAATAATTCGTAATATTGTAAAAGGTTAACCAAATCATCATTACCAATTTTAGATACTTTATCTAAAGGAGTGATAATATTTTTTATTTCTTGTAACTTAATTTTAGTAGCTTTGCTTGTAACTTTAGAAGTTAAATTAGTTAATTGTAACTTAATTTCTTCTATTTTAGAATTATAAAATTCTTTTAATTTGGGAGTTGAATCAACCGAGTTAATAAATTCTCTTAAAACTGATTTTTGGTTATCATTCAAATCTTCATATTTACCATTAAATTTTTCTAACATTACTTTATATGTTAAAATTCTAAGGTCTTTATCGTATGACTGAAATTCCGTCATTAAATCATCTTCTACTTTTTGTTTTTGAACTTGTTTAGAAGACAAATGTTCCAATAAAGCAATTTTGTTAGAAATAATTTGATCAGGGTTAGATAAGTTTTCACTGTTATACACTTCTATTAGTGTATACAATGAAGCATAAGCTTTATAATTAGGCAATTTAGTTTTAAAAAATTCTTCTAAATTATAATGCTTTTGAATCTCGTTAATTAAATTATATTTTTGTCTTTTTAAAGCACTTCTATTTAAATCTTTAGAAGATTCAATTAAAGTATTAATTACAGTTTCAGCTTTACCTTCCGTAATGTGTTTATACTTAGATAATGCTTCATATAATTTGTATTCTCTACCTAACTCTGTTTTAACAAAATATTTTTTTAATATACCTGTTGCTTTAGAATCTTTACCGGATAAAGTATCAGCGGTAATTTGCCTAACCAAAAGTTCAAATAAAAGTCCCGTATTCTTATATTTAGAATGTTTAATATTCATTCCTAGTTTTTGTTATAAATATATAAAGATTTTTATTCTTTTAAGTTAGATTCATCTAATAATGATTCCCCATTATTAGTTTTATTAAATACAATCTTTTTATCTAAAGATTCTAACAATGTTTTATTTTTTGCTTTAATTTCTAAAGCTAAGGGTGAAACATCTTTTTTAGGTCTACCATATCCCTCTTGGTCATCATTTTTCATAGCATCTCTACCTAATCTGTCTTTACCAAATGCATTATCTTGAGTATTAATATTTGATACTTTTTCTGTAGGACGACCTAAAGGTGCTTTTTCATCGTATCCATCAGGTACCTGCATGTCCTCATATCTTCCTCTACCATATAATGAAGCTAAATCATGTGGTGTACCGTATGATTTACCTGTTTCTAAAGGATCATTTCCTTCTTCACCTATTTGTTTAAATCTAAAAGCTCGTTTTTGGTCTTGAGCTATTAAATCTCTCATTTCCTCATATTGATCTTGACTAAAGTGGAATACATTTTCATAAATCCAGTCAGAAGAAACTAATTTAGTTTCAAGCATTTGGGCTGCTAGATCCATTTTTTCCTTCATTAAAGCAATACGTTCTTGATCGTAAATAATAGAAGGAGTAGTTAAACTTAATTCAAAATTGGTTAAACTATCTGCTGTGTAACCTTGTGTATATAAGTGTACTAAAGCAATTTTGTATAATTCTGAGAGGATAATGCGTTGTAATCTGTCAATTGTACGAGCAAATCTAATGTCTTCGGCAGCTAATGTGGCTTTACCTTGTAAATTTTCATCATAACCCATAAACGCTTTGGGGACTTTAAGAGCAGCAAACAATTTGTTTCTTAAGTACTCAACATCAGCAATACCATCGTAATTTAACCCACCTAAGTTTTCAATTTTAGTTGAATTATCATTACCTCTAACAGGAATATAATAATCTTCCATTAGATTTTGTTGGTTATACTTTAAATTATATTCACCTGTTTTTTCATCTACTAACGGAGTACGCTTCATAGTAGAAATAGTTTTTTGCATGAAATTTTCTACCTCGTTTGGGGGAATAGAACCAACGTTAATGTAAAATATACGACGATCAGGGCTACGTGAAATTCTATGAATCAACATAGCATCTTCCATTAACGCATACTGTTTATAAATTCTACGAGCAGGTTCTAAGTATGAACGACCATAAGGCAAATAGTTAACGTCCGTCATTAAACGGAAATGTGCCATTTCATAATTTTCAAAATAAACATTTTTTTCATCTCTTTGAGCATTCATATTAGGTGTAGGATAGTATCCTGAACTACCACCATATATGCCTTCAGGTGAATATTTGAATCTTACTGCGTTTGGATGTTCTCTATCATAATTTTCTTGTCTATCAATATGATAAGCAGTAAAAGGAATAACATTGTAAACACCATATTTTTCAGCAATTTCTAATTTTAAAAAAAAGTCACCATACTTACACATTTGGCGAATCCAACTCCACAAGTTAAATTCAACGTTTAATACATCATAAAATAAATTATAAAGTATTTGTTGTACATCCTCGTCGTTAGATCTAATCTGCAATACTTCACCCATTTCATTCCTAAGGGTAGATTCTTCAGCTATAATATCAAGTGCTGATGCTATAATAGCATCATTATCCATTACATCATAGTCCGAGTATATAAACGTTCTTAAATATTGATAATTAACATTTACTTGCTGTCCATATAAAGATGAAGCCGCAGGAGAATAAATTCTATTAAATCTATCCATTAATGAATTTGTCGCTATATCTCCTGATTGTTGTATACTATCAACGTCTAAAACTTTCAATTCATTACCTCCTTGGTTTCTGATGATTACATCAGTAGAGAATAATCTTTGAAGACGTGTAAATAAATTAGTGTTTGCCATTAGTGTTTGTTATAAATATTATAGAAGCCAACTGATGTCCTCATTTCCTGTACCTGTTTGAATTGAATAAGGATTAGGAACATTATTACCTCCATACCCACCAGAAAATCCAGTGTTGCCTTTTGAAAAATTATTAAGAGCAGCTCTTGTTAAATCATGGGATTGTTGTTGAAATTTTAATGATGTATCTCTTAAATACATAGCAATACCAAAGGGCATTACTAAATCATCGTTATAGCCTGTTTGTGCTTCAGGTCTACCATTTTTCCATACAAACACTTTCATTTCCTCTAACAATCTTTTTGAGCGAATTGTTACAGATTTGTCTCCAACATATTCCCTAAATTTGTTTACTACTAAAGGTCTAGTTCTTAAAGACATAGTAAAGCCAGGTGTAACATTATCACTATTTTCATATTTGTTAAAATACGAATCAACTGTTAAAGTATCACTCTTAGGTGAATAATAGATATTTCTATATCCTCTTTCTAATACTGATTCTATAGTAGCCCATCCAATAGAAGCGTTTTCTATTACTAAAAGAGCTTGATTATATTCAGTAGCAATAGCAACTATAAAATATCCAAATTCTTTAGGTGACATTTGTCCTTTATATTCAGCAACTTGAGTATTAGTTGCTATATCCATCACATGAAAAGTTGAGAAGTCCTTACCATCACCTCTAGCTACGTCTGCTACTACCATATACTCGCGTGTATAGTCTGCAGGTTCCCATACCCATAAATTTTGGTCGGCTCCTCTTCTTTCAACAGGGTCTTGTATGGTTGTTTCTTTAATAAAGTCTAACCATTCATTATAAAATACAATATCTCCAGATGTGCTAAAGTCACAATCACATTCCTGTGCTGCTAATCTAGGATCTCCTAATAATTCATCTTGACGTTTTCTCCAGTTTTCATCTCGTTCTGGGTGGACAAACCAAGGTAATTTAATAGGTAGAAAATCATTATCTGCTGATTCTGCTGCTACCCAAGTTTTATGAAACCAGTTTCCAGTTCCATACGGTGTTGAAAGTACAATTGCTCCACCACCTGTGGCTAGTGTTTGTTGTGCTGATGCCCATATTTCTCCAATTTGTTCAATGAAAGCTGCCTCATCGACAATCAGCAAAGATACTGCTTCTGATCGACCTGCATCACTTGATGCTGAAGTAGCTTTAATTTGTGATCCGTTACTTAGTCTTAGTGTTAATTTGTTATGTTCTTCTGCTTGTATTTTTAACCAGGAAGGTAAATTATCAAACATGAATTTAACTTTCGTTACCATGTTTTTAGCAGTTTCCTGTTTAGTCGCAATACAAAGTACGTTTTTATCCTTTTGAAATAACATTAACCATAAAGAATAACCTGCGGCTAATGTTGATATACCTAACTGTCTTGATTTTAATACAATAGAATATGGATTATCTCTAAATAAACGTAATGTTTTTTCTTGAAAAGGAAATAAATTAAATAGTACTCTACCACGTTGAGGATGTTGAATGTGACAATATTTCCTCATAAAATGAGCAGGGTCGTTTAAGCATTTAATATACTCCTGCCTTATAACTTCTTTTAAATTTATATTTTCACTCATAAAATAGCTAAAACAAAACCTATACTTGCTAATGCTAAAGCAACAACTACTTTTTTAAGTTTACCTTCAAGATCAGATATTTTTTTATTTCTCTCTTCAATTTGTCCGTCTTTAGCTTTAATAGTACCTTTTAAATCTCCTATTTTACTTTCTAAAACTGTTCTAGTAGTATCGCAAACAAACAAAGCACTGTCTTGAAAATGAATCACTGTTCCCATTGTTGATATAGAATCACGAGCTACTTTTAATTCCTTTTTAAGATTATCTCTATCAGTTTTTACCAATAAAGCATTTTTTAAGGATTTAATAGGAACTATTACAGTTGAATCACTTAAACGCTGTTGTGAAAGTGCTGATGATATCATCATCAGACATGTTATTAAGGCGGTCGCGTTCTTTTTCATATTCTTGTTTATATTTAGCTGCTTCTTTAGCAGTTTCTTTTAATTTATTTTTATTAACTAAAATTAAAGAATCTAAAATAGCTCTAGTAGAATCTAAAGTTGAAATAGTTGAATCTTTTTTTCCAATTTCAATTGCTAAAGAATCTATAGTTCTTTGATATTGTTTATCTTTATCTGAAGAATAGCTTTGTTTGTAATTAAACAGTCCATAGGCTATAACACCTACTAAACCAACTATAACCAATGTTAATAAAAAATTTTTCATATTATCCAATCAAATCTCCAGTATCAATTTTAACGTCTCTTTCTTTAAACGCTTTAACTAATTCTGGTTTTTTGATAAATTGTTTAAGGGCAGCCATTTTTTTATCTCTAGCATCTCCTTTTTCCATATCTTTTACTTTTTTAACTAAAGTTTTTAATTTATCTTTAAAATCCTCAAATTCAGAATTTGATACTTTAAATTTAGAAGGAGCGCCTTTTACTTTTTCTTTTTCAAGTTCGGCTTTAGTAGGTTCTTTATCATCGTCTTCTTCTTTTAATTGAACGTCAATACCTTGAGATGTTAATTTTTTAATATCTGCGGGTTGGGTTTGTTTAGACATTACAACTGAACCTGCTGTTGGGTCTACATCTACCTCAGATAAAATTTCGTATATGTTATCTTTAATTTGCTTTTTTAATTCAGACAATTTCATGTCTATAAATATTAACCAAAAATTGTTTCTTTCATTTTCGCAATACGTTCCTCAGTACTGCCTGATAGTTCAACTAATTTTTTAATTTTATGATTACTCCTATACAATAATAATTTAATTATACTATCAATAGTTTTTCTATATTTTAAATCAGTAGTTCTAACTCCATTATCTTCCATTTCAACACCTTCAGGAGAAACATAAAATACGTAATCATATTCTTCAACTAATTTATAAGCAGCATCACAAAATGCTTCCGCTTCATAATATTCAATTGATTTAGCTGCTTTAGTAAACGCCATAACATCAATTATAGTACGATCTGTAATAATATTTTCGTTCATTAATTCAGCACAACGTTCAGCTAAAAATACAAATTGGCCTTTTAATGTTGAATCAGTATTCAATGGAATACCTAAATCACGTAAATATTTAGAACGTTCAGTAGCAAAATTATACCCTTCAAACTCAGGCAAATTCATCAAAGCATTTACCAATGTAGTTTTACCTACACTCATTGTTCCACATAATCCTATTTTCATATTAGTTTCTATTTTGACCTGCTTGACCCATTGCTGTTTTATACCAAGGTAAACCCTCACGATTACGTCTTGCTTCTTTCCATCCATCTTCTGTATATTGAATACCATGAATATGATATTCACGTTTACGATTATCACCCTCAGGTATTAAAGCAGGACCTTCCCAATTA